GTTCTTTTTTCTGTGAAGTTTGCAGTGATATCACAAAGACATCCTTCCTTTCCAAAAATTTTATGGGCATCCCACGCTCCCTGCTCATTAAACCACCGATACCTGATACCATTTGTTTCTATCTCTACATAAGCAAATTCAAAAGGACATAAAGCCGATCTTTGTGCTGTTCCTGTTCCGATAAACCTTACTCTCGTTGTTGCTTTCATTTTGTCCTCCTTGGGGTTTGTTTTTCTCCCTCTCTTAATTTAAATATATATCCTTTTCAAAAAAAAGAAAAGGAAAAAGTAAGAAAAAAGAGGAAAAACCCCAAAAAAAATCCAACCCCTTTATTTTCCTAATAAAATCCTATATATTTAAGATAAATAAGTCATTCAACCCTAATAAAAAAGATTGAAAATGGTTCGTACAAAAACAAAATCTCCCCCCAAACCAATTAAAAAGGCTAGAAAGAAGCCTCAAAGAGTATCCCCTGTCCCTAAACAGCCAGAAGGCAGACCCCCTATATATGACTCAAAGGTTCACCCTGAATTAGCTCATAAGTTTTGTTTATTGGGTTGTACTAATGAAAGATTGGGGCAATTGTTAGGAGTATCCACGATTAGCATAGAAAATTGGATAAGACAATATGATGAGTTTTTTAGGGCCATAAGGGAGGGAAGGGAGATTGCAGACGCTAACGTGGCCAAATCCTTATATCATAGAGCTTGCGGTTACACCCATGAGGATGTCCATATAAGCAGTTATATGGGAGGGGTAACAATCACCCCAATTAAAAAGCATTATCCTCCTGATGTTGGCGCTGCAACTCTTTGGCTTACAAATCGGACAAAACAATTATCCCCTGATAAACGCTGGACAGTAAATCAACAGCAAGAAATATCTGGTCCTAATGGGGAACCACTCCAGGCTGGCAATGTTGTTGTGATTCTCCCTCCTGAACGGAGTTTGAATAATGGGTGAAGCCTGCCCTAAACAGAACATTATTGAGATTCGTCCCCAGCCTGGACCGCAGACAGATTTCTTGCAGTGTCCGGCTGATGTTGTATTTTTCGGAGGGAGTGCCGGGGGCGGCAAGTCCTTTGCGTTATTGTTGAAACCTCTTTATAATTTTAACAATTCCAAGTTTGGCGCGGTAATATTCAGGAGGACAACAAAACAAATTCAGGAGGAAGGCGCATTATGGGATGAGGCGACCGGGCTTTATACTCCACTTGGTGCAAAATCAAATGAAAATAAATTGAAATTTACCTTTTCAACGGGGATGAGAGTTGCATTTGCTCACATGCAACATGAAAAGGATCGGTTTGATTGGCAAGGTTCCCAGATTCCCCTTATTGGTTTCGATGAAATAACTCATTTCACCTGGAAACAATTTTCTTATATGTATTCTAGGAATAGGTCTGCTTCTGGAGTATCCGGGAAAATTCTTGGCACTTGTAATCCTGATCCTGATAGTTGGGTACGGCAATTTATTGATTGGTATATTGGGGAAGATGGATTTGTAATTAAATCTCGCTCTGGGGTAATTCGTTGGTTTGTTCTTGATGGGGATCAGGTTGTTTGGGGAGAAACAAGACAGGAATTGGTTGATAAATATCCAATGTTGATTCCTTCAAGTTTTACGTTTATCCGTTCTTCTGTTTTTGATAATAGGATTTTGTTGGAGAAAGACCCGGCATATTTATCTAAACTTCATGCCCTTCCAAGGGTAGAGCGGGCACAACTTCTTGAAGGGAATTGGAATATTCGCCCCTCTGCCGGTATGTTTTTTCGGCGTTCTGATTTTGAGATTGTTTCAGCTATTCCGGCAGGTGGCAAAAGAGTGAGGGCTTGGGACTTGGCCGGGACAAAAGCTGATCCTGTTGAAAAGAAAATTCGGGAAAAGGCGGATGGGCCAGCTTGGACTGTTGGAGTCAAGATGGTCAAGGTTGGGGGCATTTATTTTGTTGAGGATATTGAAAGAAGTCAAATTGATTCAAGTAAAGTTCTTTCGACAATAAAGAATACCGCTTCACAGGATGGGGTAAAAACGAAAGTGCGGATTCCGCAAGATCCGGGGCAGGCCGGGAAATCTCAGGCGAAACATTTTATTTCTGAAATGGCCGGATATAATATTGTTTCATATCCTGTTTCCGGGAGCAAAGAGACAAGAGCAACTCCATTATCGGCACAAGCACAAGCCGGCAATGTTAAATTGTTACGAGGAAGTTGGAATGAATCATTTTTGTTGGAAGCTGAAAACTTTCCTGATGGAACAAAGGATCAAATTGACGCTGCTTCAGATGCGTTTGATGAATTGACTAATGTTAAAGTGGCTGGTGTTTGGGGTTCAAAACCTAAAGTGAGCATTGCCCAAAGATGAATGCAATAGCGGTAATTCCAGCTCGATTTGCGTCGACAAGGTTCCCTGGTAAACCACTTGCCCTTATTGCTGGCTGGCCAATGGTTCTTCATGTTTATAAGCGGGCTAGGGAAATTCAAGGAATTGATGGCGTTGTTGTTGCAACTGATAGTGATTTAATTATTAAAACAGTTACGGATGCTGGCGGAATTGCAATATTTACTTCCGAGAATCATCAATCAGGAACAGATAGAGTTGCGGAAATAGCAAATGGAATGCGTTCTGATAGGATTATATTAAATGTTCAAGGTGATCTTCCTTTTGTTGATCCAAAAGTTTGTGAACAACTTATTCAATGTTTAGTCGATAATAAGGATATTGATATAGCATCTCCGGTAATCGCTCAAGGAGTAGGACAGCAGAGAGATTTCCTTGACTCCAATACGGTTAAGGCTGTTTTTGATTTAAATAATAAGGCATTGTATTTTTCTCGTAGACCAATTCCTGATTCGTCTCCTTATCCGGTTGATCTATTTCCGATTTGGCATAAACATATTGGGATTTATGCATATAGAAACGAGATATTGCAAAAGGTATCTAAATTAAAGCCAACTAAACTTGAGCAATATGAAAGGTTGGAACAATTAAGATGGTTGGAGAATGGGATAAATGTTCAATGTGTAGTTGTTAATAATGATTGTGGCCCCGATATAAATTGTCCCGCTGACTTAAAAAGGTTGAACAGATGAATAGAACAAAGCCAAAACAAGTTGTAAATGTAAAAGAAGAAGCAAGAAAAATGCTTCGATCTTCTATTCATCGTGTTTTGTCCTCTTCGTTGCTTACTTCCAGGGCTTCTTTAGCTCATAAATTGGGTCAGTCCTTTCATGGTAAAAGGGATTTGTACGAGGCCCTTGGTTATCCTCAATTAAATGAAATAACATTCGATGATTATTACGGGAAGTATCGCCGGGGAGATATAGCGGCAAGGATTATAGATGCTCCTGTTGATGGTGCTTGGCAGTCCATGCCTGAGGTAATTGAGTCAGTTGATAATGAAACTATCTTTGAAAAGGAATGGAGTGAACTCGAAAAGAAGCATCATATTTACTCAACAATAATTCGTTTGGAGAAATTGATTAGAATTGGGCAATATGGTGTTTTGCTGTTTGGTTTCTCAGATGTAAAAGTAAAAGAGGATATGGCTAAACCTGTAACTGGCAAGGTCGAATTGCTTTATCTCCAGCCTTATTCGGAAGGGAATGCGACAATAAAAAGTTGGGACAGAAACCCTGGTTCAGAGCGATATGGGAAACCGGAAGTATACCAGCTTTCATATACTGAGCCGGGAAGTAATGCAAAAATTACAAATGATTTATTGGTTCATCATTCAAGAGTTTTACATGTAACAGAAGGATTGCTTGAATCAAACATATTTGCCCTTCCGATATTGGAGAGGATTTACAATCGCCTGTTAAATCTCGAATTGATTGTTGGCGGTTCTGCAGAAATGTTCTGGCAAGGGGCTTTCCCTGGATTTGCCTTTCAGGCTCAGGCTGATGCGGATTTAACCGCTACTGCTTCCGAATTGGAAGATGAAATTGATTTATATGTTCATGATTTCAAGCGATATATGAAACTTCAGGGGATTGAAGTTGAGAAATTGTCCTCTGATATTGCTGATCCTTCTAATCATGTTAATGTACAATTATTGATGATTTCAATTGCAACTGGTATCCCAAAAAGGATTCTGGAAGGCTCAGAACGGGGTGAATTGGCTTCTTCCCAGGATGAGGGGCATTGGAATGATAAATTGGAAAATCGGAGAATCTATTTTATTAATCCGTTTATCCTTGAGCCGGTTATCAATAAACTTATTGAAAATCAAGTAATAACCGCTCCTGGAACTGATGGATATGAAATTGAATGGGCTGATTTGTCTGCTCCTTCCGATAAAGATAAGGCCGATGTTGGCAAGGTCAGGTCAGATTCAATTAAGAATTATGCAACTGCCCCGGATACTGAATTATTGATTCCGTTTGATTCATTCCTTGAAGAAATTCTTGATTTGGATTCCGAGAAAGTAAAAAGGATTATGGATGCAAGGCAAAAGCAGAATGAAACCTTGATTCAGGATGACGGGGAAGGGGATGACGATCTTATAGGTCAGGAAGGTGGCAAATTAGCTGTTCCTGCGACTTCTGGGGAAAATGAAGGGGAAGGTACAGGGGAATAAGAAAATGGAATGTAGCTGCTGTACAGCCCCTTTAAACGGCATAAGAATAAATCAGGTTGATCCGACCAGGACTTTGACATTGAGAAATAGGTTTGTTAAAGAAATGCGAAGAAGGTTCAACCAGCTTGCCAAAGTAATTAGAATTTCGATTGTGGATAATGATTGTTTTGGGTTGAATACCCCGGCAAGAATTAGAACAAATATTGAGGCTGGTCCTGCTCAATTTGATTATGCATTATCCTCCGATAAAATAACGGAGTTTATGCGTTGGTTACAGGATCAATATCAGGAATATATTCTGTCTGGTGGTACAAGGGGGATTAAGATTATTTCCCCAACCGGAAGGATAACAGAGGCGAATTGGACTGATATTTATATCCAAGCTGCTTATCAGCGGGGATTGCAGAGGGGCAGGCAGGAATTAAGGAATGCTGGTATTGATATTCCTGATTTCGGGGATATGCCTGGAGAAGATTCCTTAACAGTTGTATTTAATCAGCCCTTTAATGTTGAAAGGGTTGGACTGGTATATATTAGGACATTTACTGATTTGCAGGGAATTACTAGCGCAATGGACACGATGATTTCCAGGGCATTGGCTCAAGGGATGGCAGAAGGTCGTGGCCCTATGGAGTTGGCTTCTATTTTGGATAAAATTATTACCGGAATGGGGGAAGATTTTGGAATATTTGATTCATTGGGGAGATGGATACCGGGCAGGAGAAGAGCGGAAATATTGGCCAGGACAGAAATAATCCGTGCTCATCATATGGCTACAATATCGGAATATGAAAGGGCAGGATTGTTAGGTGTTAAAGTAAAAGCTGAATGGTCAACCGCTGGGGATTCCAGGGTTTGTAAGATTTGTGCCCCAATGGACGGAAGGGTATATGATATTCAGAAAATAAAAGGGATGATTCCTGCCCACCCACAATGCAGGTGCGTGGCTATTCCTTGGATTCCAGAGGTTGAACAATGAAACAATTTAGAGAATTCAAAGTACATTTTTCCGGGACCGGGACAAAACGGAAGCATAATGGTTTTGATTATGCAGTTTATCCTGTAGTGATGCTGGTTGAAGGAGTTCATCATGGGGCGATTGGCAATCCTGTATTTTATCCCTCGGAAGTAATTGCCGCATCTGTCCAGGATTGGGAAAGGATGCCGATTCCGGTTTATCATCCTCAAGATAATACTGGGGAATACTTACTTTGTAATGATCCTATTGTTTCCGCTGAGTGGTCAATTGGTTGGTTAGAAAATCCAAAGTTTGTCGATGGTAAATTGAGGGCAGATGCATGGATCAATATTGAATTGGCTAAACAGAAACAGCCTGGATTGTTGGAAGCCATTGATGCAAATGAGCCGATGGATGTAAGCACTGGTTTGCTTGCTCTTGATGATGGAATACCTGGAACTTGGAACGGAGAACAATATTCAGGTTCAATTACTGAGATTATACCGGACCATCTTGCGTTGCTCCCAGGGGCGCAGGGTGCTTGTTCGTGGGATGATGGTTGTGGCGTTAGGGCCAATATTAAATTGAATCAGGAGGACAAAAACAAGATGAAAACAAAGGTTGTGCTGGCAGTGGGCGGAACGGTAGAAATTGAGCCGGGAAAAATTAAGGAGTATCTGGCCTCTGCCGTACATGTCCAAAATGAATTATCCCATGAGGGAATTGCAAATCAGCTTTATCAGTTTATTGATGGGCTGGATATAAGAGGATCAGACGGGAATTATGTATCAATGCATATGATCCAGGCTGTATATGATGATCATTTTGTATATAGCCAACGTACTGATCAGGGCAGGAAATTGTTTAAACGTGATTTCCAAATTGACGCAGATGACAAAGTTGTTATTGGCGATGATATATCTGAAGTGCGGGAAGATTTGAAATATATCCCGGTAACAAATGAAACGATTCAAGTTAAAACAAATACGGAGGAAAAGAAAATGGCTGAGAAGACCTGTTGCCCCAAGAAGGTAGCTGCACTAATCGCAAACGAGAAATCGGCTTTCACCGATGCAGATAAGGAATTTCTGGAAGGTTTGACCGAAGACAAGTTGGATAAGATTGTCAACAGTCTCGAAATGAAAGAGGAAAAGAAAGTTGAGACTGCTCCTGTAGTGAATACTGCCGCTAAGGTTGATATGAAATCTTATCTCGAATCTGCTCCTGATGAAATTCGGGCAGTGCTGAACGCTGGCCTTCGGGAGTTGGATAATAAGCGGAATGATCTGATGAAACAGATTATGGAAAATCCCAACAATATGTTTAAAGATGAACAGCTCAAGGCTATGGATACTCAGAATCTTGAGGCTATTGCTCATCTGGCTAAACAGTCTGTTGCTGTTGAGACTCCTGCTTATTTTGGGGCAAATGGTTCTTTCACTCCGAATTCGACCGAGCCCGAAGAAGCATATGTGCCTGTAACGATGTTTAACAAGAAACAGTAATCAATTTAATATTTATTGGAGGAAACAATAATGGCTAACAATGCAGTAATTTTGAAAGGACATGGAATTCGTCGGGAAGCAGTCGCCAATGCGGCTA